ATACGGCAAGGCCCACCGGATTTTTTTGTAAATGCTGTCTCGCTTATTTCTGTAGTGGTCGCTTTTTAGTTCGTCGCTCATCGGTTCGCCTCCACGTCAATACTCGCGGGGTTCGCCGCCTGCTTGCGGGCCGTTCGCTCACGTTGCTTTTGCAGTCGTCGCCGTGTGGCCGTCCGCTGGCTCATGGCCTGTCGCCGGCAGCGTTCTTGGGTGAGCCATTTCGATTTCTCGGCGTCACTACGGTCGTGCCAGTCGGGCGGGAGGTCGTAGTCGTGTCTCATTCTTCGGCCTCGTTGAGTTCTTTCTCAACTTGGATTTCTGCGTTGAATACTTCTTCCCGGCTGGGGAATCCAAGTTCTTCTTTCAACAGTTGGGCGTATGATTCTTCGGTGTGGATTTCCGATTCATCAATGTCAGCAGGGATTTCTTCATCCCAAGACAACGTTACTTCCACATCAATATACGGTGGTTCTGCGTCACTCATAACTCCCCAGCCTCCTGTAGGGCGTGTCGCGCCCCAGCCTCGGCGGCCGCCGTCACTTCTTCGACACTCGTGGCGTCCTTCACCACGACCCTGCCGGAGTCGCCACTCAAGAGCCGTTCGATCACGTCGTTGTACGTCTCATCGCCGCGCTTGCGAGCGCGAAGCTCGTCACGCAAGGATTCGCTAATCGGGATTCTGGAATCACTGTCACCCATACACGGGCTATCGTTGCACACGACTGTAAGCGTTTGGGTGCTGAAGGAGGTGATGAACGGCTCGTAAAGAGCCGGTTTGCGGTGACGACAGTCAGTCGAAGTATCACTTGCTCACGTGTGTTACACGTCTTGACGACGCGACAAGCATGGCTACGGGGGTATGACTATTCAATGTTTGGGAAAAGGCTGTGACGGCATAACCGACGCCACCACGGAAGGCCTGACAACCTATACAACACGCTACGATGTCTTGAAAGTTTGGGTAGGGGTGTGGTGGTGCGCCGCGATGTTCACGCCGGCTCGGAATGTCCGACGTGTTGGCATCTTTCAGCCCGCGACGGCTTCCCGGTGTGCGCGCATCGGATTATTGGAATTTGACATCCCGCACCGGGCAAATGGGGAGCGACGGACTCGAACCGCCACATTACGATGCGCCACACCCGAGGATGGGTGCCGCTCTACCACACCGAGCCGTTTCGTGGGCCGTGAACGCCACCACGGTATCCGACTCGGGGTTATCACGGGTTCAGGGCATAATCCGAACCCTCTAACCTTGAGCTACCTCCCCGCAGAGTGCCGTGCCACGGTAGACCTCCCATCCGTGTTCCCAGCCGCTTTTCGCGGCGTTACGAAGTCATTGATCCGGCCGTGGCCTTATCGGCGATGAACTCGGAAGGATTTGAACCTCCGAACGCGCGGTTTGGAGCCGCGCCGGTATGGCCTCTGCCGACGAGTTCAGACGCGGCCCGCAGGGAGAGTAACGCGGCCTCGCAGTCGCCGTATTTTCCTTTCCCGACTCAAAGGCCGGCAAGCGGCGAATCAACGCCCGGCGGTGCTTATCCGCGTCCCTGTGACGGTGCCGCAATGGATCGGCTGAGATTTGAACTCAGGGCAGCCGGGTGATCCACGGCTTCGGCCTACCACTCGCGTGGAGGTCGGCGTCCCGACCCATCGGCGCACTTGTGCCGCTTCCAGCGTCTTGTTCAAGAGCGGATCACCCTATTCGCCTCGCGGCTTTCAGTCACTCACTCAGTTACTACCGCTGAACTAAGCCCGGTGTTCTCCCAAACTGAACTACCGACCCTCATACCCACTTACAACCGTGTGCAACTTAGTCTTTACGGGGCTGCATTACCTACCCTCGCTCGCCGCCTCGTCTGCCACAAACAAGGGCTTAGTGGTGGCGATAGCATCCAGTGACGGCCGTGGTTTTCGCCCTTTCCCACGGCCCGAGGGTACGGCGGCCTATACTTCGGTGTAGGTATCCGCGTCTTCGCTCAAGTCCTCCCGATCCAATTCGTTGCATACCACCGTCAGTTTCGTGATGTCAACCATCGGGTGGGTGTCGTCGCTCACGTCTTCGACGGTGTAGATGCGTGTGTCTTCGGGGATCGTCAGCGACTCGCCAGTCAGTTCAAGGTCGCCCTGCAATTCAAGGTCGCCGTTCAGCTCAACCTCCGAATACGAAACTGTCTCGCCGCTCTCGATGACGAACGTCTCGCCGTCGTCAACGACTAACGTCAATTCGTCTGTGAGGGTATTCGGATCGGGTCGAAGCAGCCGGTCGCGCCCACCGTCGCGGTCGGCTTCCACGTCGGTATCGCTCGGTAGGGTGACGCTAATCGCCCCGTCCTGCAAGCGACCTTCGAGGCGTTGGGTTTGGCTCTCGCTGGGAGAGTGAACGATTGCTTGCACCGTCTCAAGTTCGCGTGTGACGTTTGCCACGCCGTCCCGGCCGGCATCGAAGTCGGTGACGCGGGTGAGCGTGACGGGTTCGCCGTTCTGGGCGATGAGGTCGTCGGGGGTAGTCATCGGCGGGTGTCCTCCCCGAGTGGGTCGGGCGTATCGACACTCTCGGCCCCGAAGTCCCCACGCTCGGGGTCGGCGTCACTCGGTGATTCCGGTGGGATCACGTCCTCGCGCTTGAGCGCGGCGTGGTGTCGGATAATGATCTCTTGGTGGTCGTCTAACCCTTTCGAGAGTTGCCGGACAGCCCGCCGGTTGTCCCGAATCTCAGGCCCGAACCCATCCCACGGCGTGTTGTCGCTACCGAAGAGCATGATCCCGTTGGTGTCGATGTCCTCGCGGTTGCGCTTACGCTCTTTTTTGGCGTCGTCAAGCTGGTCATTTAGCGAGCGGTACCACTTCCGCACCCCCCACGCTATGATAGCCAATAAGGAGGTGATGCAGAACAAAAACAACTCAATAAGAGCCGTGTTCGTGCCAGCGGTAGACGCACTCATACCGCCGCCACCTGCTTGAGTTGCTTCACTCGCTTGAACTGCGATTCTGTGATGTCGCCGGAGCGGAACGCATCGGGCACGTTGTAGGTGATGCTGAAGCCGTCCATTGAGATAGACGACGCGCCTTTCTCGGCGTAGGTGTTTGAGCCAATCGCCTCCCGGATACCGGCAATTACCATGTCCTCGACGACGCTGCCGATGACACCCGGCGGCGATTCCCAGCCGGCCATATACGTTACCTCGTATTGCCGTCGTGAGCGAAACACGTTACTGTCGGGGCGACGGCCGGGGTCGCGCTTGAGAATCCCCGTGTTGCGGCCCTGAAACCCACGGCGTTGGACGATGGATATGTCGTCGGTGCTGATGGACTCCCCGCGAGCGTCGATAGACACCACTTCGGTCACGGGGTAGTGCCGGAGTTGCAGCTTCGCGCTGTTGTTGCCCTCCCGGGTTTCGGTGTACTCGACAGGCTCGCGGAACGTTCGGTTGCAGAACTCTTCGATCTCGTTGCTGGCACCCCGAAGCCGATCTTCGATAAACGACGTGACTTCGCTCGCGCTGTCCACGCCTTCGAGCATCCCCGGCTCAAGGCCGGATTGGGCGATCACGCTATCGGGGTCGCCGAAGTATTCGGGGGTGAGGCTTGCACTCATCGTTACCAGTCCTGATCGGTTTCAACGAATACGTCGATGTCGGTTGCTGTCGATGCGTCAGGGGTGTGGCCGACCATCAACACTACGTCGTCCTTGTAGACGGGGCGTTTGCGACGGAATCCGCGCCCGGTTTTAGTGACACCAGACCCAACACCCGCCGCTGACTCGGTTGAGGCACCGACTGACCGGCCGTTGGGGACTTGCTCGCCCGTGACTGCATACGTCCGCGCCGGGAACGTTGAAACGTTGGGTGTCCACTGAATGACCTTGTTTTGCGGGCTGTTCGACCGTGGGTAGGCTGGCCCCTCGTCGGCTTCGCTGCCGGTGCGTTGGGGGACTGTTCCAGCCATCTACGCCCCCCGTACAGCATCGGTTTTGGCAAAGTCGCCAGTGGTCATAGGCCGTTCAGTCTCGCCGCCTAATTCTATATCCCCGTTCAGTTCCACGTCGCCCCTCAATTCTACATCCGCTGCTTCGCGTTGTTTTCGATCTGGCACAATAAGCGTGTATCCGACTTCGATTTCCAGCGGCACGTCTGTGCTGGGAAACCGGCCGGACATAGTCAGTACCTCCGCGATTCGATGACGACCTTGTACTCCCCGGCCGTGGGATCGGTCTGTGGCGTTAGTTCGGCGTTGATCCCGGCGACGGTCGCCTCATCAGAGAAGATTGCAGCCACCGTATCAGGCACCGAGTTACCCGCGCCGTTCAAGGCGGTATCTGAAGTACCCTCTTTGATGTATTCCGCAAAGGTGGTGTCGTCGGCCGTGGTGACAGCCGCCTCAAGGTCTACATCGGCGTCGGTGCTATCGCCAGCCACCAGCTTCACGACAAACGCGCGGTGTTGTCGGTCAGTCTGTTTGGGTCGGTATTGGCTCCCGTCCACATTGGGGAGGTCTTTCGGCACCAGATACGGCGTCGAAGCGGCGAGTTCGTCTTGTGGCACCACGAACACGTTTTCGGCCGTGGTGTCTTCGCGGCTCGTCATCGTCCACCCCCACAGCGCGGACAGTCAAGCGACGGGTGGTGTGGCTTTTCGCAGTCCTCGCAGATTTTCGTGTTGGGGTCGCTGGTCGTCGGCCGACCGTTGTCCATGTCCATCTTATGTGCCATCGGTGGTGTCCTCGCGGTCTTGCAGCGCGTTCAGGATGCTATCCTTGGATCGGAGATCGATCTCGTCGGCGATGCCTTCCTCTTCGGCGACTGCCTTGAGTTCGTCGTGGTTGAGGTCTTCGAGATCGCCCTCGGTGTCGTCGCTTTCCTCTTCGCCTTCGCTGTCGTCAGCAACCTCAAAGCCGGCGCGCTTGAGGGCGTCGACGTACTCTTCGTTGTCAACCTCAACTGTGCCATCTTCGTCTGTGCGGACGGTTTCGCGCCGCGCCACGGCCATCGTGCGTGGGTGTCGGCGGTCGTCCCGTGCGTCGTATAGTAGTGTCATGATTCTATGGTAGTGTATGAGTGGTGGTATCAAAAAACGGTGGGTTGGAACAGCGTTACGAACCGCCCGCGTCAGGCGGCATATCTTAGATGCCGTACCCTTGGAGGTACTTGCCGAAGAAGCCCCCAGAGAGTTCGACGTTGCCGTCGTAGGCGAGCATAGCGACCTCGTCGGCCCCACCACGCACCGCAAGCGGGAACGTCGAAAGCGGCGAGAGTTCGCGCTTCCGCCACGTGCTGGTGTTGACGAGGAACACGTCGCCCTCGTCGCCAACGGCGCGCTCTTCGAAGTCGGCGTCTCCAGACTCGTAGGGGTCCCACGGGTCTTGGATGTCGCCGTCCTCGTCCTGTGCGACGTAGTTGTTGGAATCGACGTTGTGCGAGGGAACGACCGGGATGCCGGCGATTCGGATGGTGTAGTCGCCGTAATTGAGTTCGTCCTGATTCTCGTCCGACCGAGCGCGCGGGATGAACTCGTTTTCAAGGATGTCGTACATGGTGTACGATGTCCAGATTTCGAGGTCGTTGGGGTCGGGCGAGAACGGCCCTTGCAGCTTGTCGTGGATCTCGGCTTTGATGTCGTCGAGGAAGTCCGACGTAACGCCGGATTTGTCCACGGCGATGTCGGCGTCAGGGATTTCGCTCACGTTGGTTGCCGCCTCGTCGGCGAGTCGATACCATTCAGCCAGTCCACGGGCGGCGTACTGTCCGAGCGGCGAACCGCCTTCGAGCGGGCTGGACGGGCCATTGAGTTCCGCGTAGTCGAACTCACCAGCATCGCCGCCGGTCGGCGACGTGTCCAGCGAGTCAAGGTTGTAGCGGCCGTATAGCATTTCCTGTTCGTCGAACTGCGCGTATTCGGCCATGCGCGCGGTGATGGTCAAGTCCTCCAAGTCCATGTAGTGCGCGCTGGCGGTAGCCGCGAAGTCGCCGATCTCTGCCGTGTCGGCGTAGATACGCATCGGCACCGTCTCGCGGTTCAGCCCGAAGTCCCGCGCGAAATCTTGCAAGCGGCGGGAGATGTCCTCGGGGACACGCCCGAGCGGAGCCTCGCGTCGATCCACCCGGTTGAACACGGCTTCATAGCCCTCTTGACCCTGTCGCGCCCATCGCTCGAAAGCCAGCGGGGCCGACGACTTCAGGATTTGCAGGATTTCAGGGTCGAACACCAGCGGCGTCGAACGCTCGGCGACGTTGGAGTCGATCACGTTCTTCTGCCGCATCTGCTTGAGGGTTTCCTCTTTGACCTTGTCGTCGGATGCGGCCGCGCTCATCAGGGCGGCGCGTGCCATGCCCTTGAACACAGGTGCATCTTCGAGGCCTTTCTCGTCGAGTTCCTCGCGGTCGGCGTTGAGGCGTCGGAGGAACCGACCCTTGTTGTAGACGGGCGTGAGGCCCTTGTCGGTGCCGGCGGCTTTCTTCACGGGTTCAAGACCGTGTTCAGTCCAGATGGAATTGAACACGTCGCCCGGATTCTGTGTCAGGTCTTTCGCGCTGTGTGTGGATTCGCTACTGCTCATAGTTCATCAAACTCCGCCGCCTCTTGGGTGACGCTGGCGGCCTGCGTCGTCTCTCGGTTGTCGTCCTGTTCGTCCGGCTCGCCGTTTTCGTCGGTGACTTCCATGCCACCCTTCCGGCCGGCACTGCCGGCGGCGTCGGTCTTGACGGCTTCGAGTTCGGCCTTCACCTCTTCCAACTCCTTTTCGAGTTCGGCGGCTTTCTCGTCGTCTTCGCCGTCCTCGTAGTCGCCACCTTCGCCTTCCGTCTCTTCGCCGTCGCCTTCGCCACCCTCACCGTCGCCGCCCTCGGTGACTTCCATCGCATCGCGGAGGTCTTCTTTCAGGGCTTCGGTGTGAGCGTCGATCAGTTCCATGACGGCATCCATTTCCTCGCCAGTGACCTTTTGTTCACTGCCGCCGGAGCCGTCGTTCATTTCTTCCTCGTCGTCGTCCTCGTCAGATTCCTTTGCTGTCATGAGTGCATTGGTGAGTTCGTCGGTGTCGATGGTGTCGGGATCGAGGCCCGCCTCTTGCATGGCCGAAGCGACTTTGAGGCCGCCCGTGGTTGCGGCGTCGGGGTGCGATTGAATCCCCACGGGACTGATTTCCATGAGGTCTAAGTCCGAGAATCGGAGGCCGCCGCTATCGCGTTCCTCGGCGTTTTCCTCGTCCCAGCCGAAGCCGATCGAAAAGCCAACCGGCAGGCTTTGGGCTAAGAGGTCTTCGAGTTCTTCCGCTGAGGCTTTGCCCTCGCGGAGTTTGCCCTCGGCGACGACAACCTCGCCGTCGCGTTCGGCGGCGACCCACCCACCGATAATATCCTCGTATCGGTAGGCTTGGGGGACGCCATTATCGGAGTCATACCCGTGATTGGGAAACATCGGCACGCCGCCCTCGTTGATCTGGGCGACCATCGAGTCAATGGCGGCGTCGGCGAGCTTGTCGCCATCCCGATCTTCGGCCAACCCGCTGACGGGCACCTCAATCGTTGTCTGTTCGTCGTCGCCGTCGTCGGCTTTGACAGTCACGTCCTTGGTATAAAACGAGACGTGAGCATCGGCGTCGGACGGGTCGCGTACCTGTGCATCCATACCGTAGGCGCCCCTACGGGTGACGATGGTAAAAGTACACTTCGGCAGTTACGGGAAAACGGGGTGTTCGGAGTATGTTAGACTGCGTGTCCGGGTTGCTCACTCGGCATTTTGAATCGCCTTCGTTTTACCGAGTTTTTCGTAGAGGTCGCGGGTATCGTCCTCATTCAGCAACTCAACACGGCGATTATCTTGTTCTGCGCCGAATCGAAGGAATACATCGCCGTTACCGCCGTCTCGAACAAGCACGTCAGTATCGGGGGCGGGGGGCTGTTTTTCTCCGCTGTCTGTAGCATCGTCACTCATCGTTTTACCTCAACAGGCTCCTCGGCAATCAGCCACCGCCCATCGTCCAGTTGACTATCGCTTGCGACGAGTAGCACCCCGACAACACCGGGCGCGTCACGCATGACAACCGGCGCGGTGTCGGTGTGGGCATCGGCGCGGGCGGTCGTGATGGGGTGGGGGTTGTGTTCGGTCATACTCACCATTCCTCCACGGCGGTGTACGTCTCAGTGACGGTATCGCCGTACCAGTTGACTTCGCCCTCAACAACAGTCGTATCTGGATTACACCGTTTTGCACGGTGTGGCCCCCATACAACAGTTACATCTCGCTCGGGGTGGTAGGTCACGCCGCCGTTACCTGAGTTTGTGATCGTTACCGTGCGCTCGCTCATAGCCCCACCCCACAGTCCGGGCACGTCGTCCGGGCGTGGTGCCAGTGGTGGCCGCAAGAGTCGCAAACGGCCGTGAAGACAGCGAGGTTAGTCATCTGAACCCTCCGCTTGTTGATTTAGGTAGGCTTCAACAGCTTTGCCTACAGCGACGTACTTACGGTTGGAATCCATTATTGGAGCGTCGTCAACACTGTAGTAGTCGCTATCGTTACCGAAGACAGCCCCGAACGCTTGCCCAACGGCGTCCCGTTTTACCCCAACCACAGCCGCATCGTAGCGTTCATCTTCAATCTCTTGCTCTGCTACTCGAACACGGTAGTCGTCAATGTTGACTGTTTCAACGGTTCGGATGTCACTCATACCCCACGCTCCTGTAGTTTCTCCACCGTATGCTCGGCGGCTTCACGACCGATAGCCGCGTAGTCGATCCGGCTGGCGACTTCCGTAGCCACGGTGTCGGCGTCCGCGTCGTCGTCGAACAACTCATCCTCAAAGAACTGCGGCCAACTCCGGCGGTCGCCCTTCGCGGCTTTCATGCGCTCGAATAGCGGTTCGTCTACTTTGATGTTTTTTCTATCGTCGGTCATGTTGTTAATACCTCAGTACCCGTACCGTGGATTGGACAACCGTCATCGGTCGTGTCCATCACCTTCACCGATTCAACCGCACCGCTTTTACCAGCATCGCTGTATTGCGGGTCGTCAGTACCCCACGCAGTCACTTCACACTCATCGCCCCACGACGGATCGGTGCCAACAATGCGGTCAACCCGAAGCTCGTCAACCACGAACGAGGCTTTCTGCGTGCTGCCGCCAATCGGTGCGTTGTTCGTAATCTCAACTTCAACTCGTGCGCCTTCGGTAAGTTCGTCCATAGTCAACTGTCGCCGGAACCATCACCGGCGTATCTACTACAATACACCCCACCATAATAAAAGTATCCCTTTTGTCTTACACCCTAATGGGTATTGGGCTACAGACTTCTTACACGCCTACGTCGCTATCCCACTTCCCCACCGTCGTCTTTGAGACGCCAGCCACATCGGTAATCGCCGTCTTTGAGTGTTTGCTCCGGAGCCGCGCCCACACATCGCCGAACGTCTCACCAGCGCGCTCTTTGTATTCCTCTCGAATCTCGAACTTGCGGTGTGAGAGGTCGTACTCAAGCCGGAGTACAGCATCCCCGAGGTGTTTGTCGGCAAATCGGAGTTCAAGCGCGTCGTACCCTTCCAGCGCGCGGGTGTCTTCGGGCATATCATCTTCTAAGACTGACATTTGGACGCATCGACAGTTATATTTTTGATCTTCTCCAACTACAAACGCTTCTCTTGGATAATCGTTTGGTTGATAGTGTGGCTCACCAGTCCACCCACTCGGCACCTCAAATGATTCGTCTTTGGCAACGACTTCGCCGTCCATCGCATCGTGCCACGGCCGCGTCCGGCTATCCTGAGAGGCCCGCCACTTCTTGCCGCCAATCGCGTCCGCGCTTTCGGCCAACGCTTGGGAGCCATGCCGAGAGGCATCCAACGCTTCCGTGCGGGCGACCAGCCGGGCGTGACTATCGGAGAGTTCATCAATCTCGTCGCGTAGGCGTTCGGTCGCTTCTTGGAGTCCCGCGCCGTCTTCGGCCGTCTCGACGAGCGTATCCCGGATCGACTCTTTGATGGTGTCGTTGACCGTCACCATGTCGTCGGCAGCGGATTCTTGCATCCGCTCGAAGGCTAAGGTGTCCTCAACGTTGAACGCCGCCACAAGCTCGGCTTCCTCTTCGCCGAGGCGTTCCTTAATCTCGTCTTCGATTTGGTTGACTTCAGTGTCGGCCCCCTCTTCCATCGCCTCGGTAATGGTTTTCGTGATTGCTTGAGTCAAGCCGCTGGTGAGGTCTACGCCGTCGAGAATCGAATCGAAGTTGATCGCTAAGTCCTTTGTGGCTGCTTTCTCGCCATCTTCGGGCCACCGTTGCTCAAGTTCGCGTTCGAGGTCGTCGTAGGCTCCGGCAATTACCTTACCGAGTTCGGCCGCGCCGGCATCAACGATGCTTGTCAGGTCGGGGAGTTCGCCAGCGCGTTCGTTCCGCAAGGCGTCGTTGGCAACCTCGGGCGACTGGAGGGCAGCCTTGAGGTCTACGCTGCCGTCCTTGGTGTGCTCTTCCAACCAGCCACAGTACGCTTCAGGGTCGCGCTTGTCTTGGTTGTCGGATACGCAATCCTCGAAGTCATCGTAGCCGGCGAAGGGTTTGATCTCGCTGTCTCGCGGTGGAGCCACCTCGTCGTCAGGGACACAAATCGGGTCGCCGTTTTCGTCGGTGCCGACCATGTGGTAGCCTTCCCAACACGGATCGTCGAACTTCGAACGCAAGTCGTCGCTTGCGGGTTCCATGACCCACACCCCGGCGTCGGTTTTGTGCAGCGTAATCGTTCCCATCTCGGCGACCCCATCGGTTTCCCCCTCGTCAACGATGCGTTCGGCCCACGCAATCCCGGCTTCCCCGCCCCATGCTTTCCACATCATCCAGCCGCAGTCAGCGCGGCCTTCCTCGTCGGATTGTTCGGCGTTATCTTGGTGCCGGCGGAACGCCGCCATGCGGCCGACTGTCTCGCGGCTGATTGCCTCTCTGTCGGCGAGTTGGTTGGCACGCATCCAGCCTTCGCGCCGGCCACAGTCGTTGGGGTTGCCCGTGTCTTCGCGGGCGTCCAGTGCCATTTGCGCGTTCTCGCTGGCTTGGTCTGGGTAGTCGGTGTAGCTATCCTGTTTCGTCGTCGGCTCGTTTAGTGATCGACTGCCAGCAAACTCCGATTCGTTACCCGTTTGCGACGGTGCCGGCGCGGGCGAAGCGTCCAAGTCCTTGCTGTCGGTTTCACTTCCACCGTCCGGGCTGTGGCTAAAAAGTCCCGTCTCGTCGCTGCTGGCTTCGGGCACGTTGTCCACGCCGCCCCAGTTCTCCATAACCCACTCGGGGTGTTCGCGACTGAACGCCGAGACGGCTTCTTTCGGCGCATCGCCCCACGGCAGTGGGTCTTTGTCCTCTTCGGTTCGGATTTCGTTGGGTGTCGTCAGCGAGTTGTTGAGGTCTTCGCGCCGTTTCTTGCGTTGTTCCTCGGCGAAAATCGGGTGTTCCTCGAACTTGAACGTGAACTCCAGCTCACCCTCGGCGATCCAGTAGGCCCGCATCTTTGGCAGCCACTCGTTGTTGATGAACTCTTGAATCGCCTTCAAGCGCGGCATGGTCGTATTCCAGAACACATCCTCGCTTTGGGCTTCGGCCGTCGCCGTGTTCGCGTCTTCGGCAAGGCCGACCGTCGAAGTCGATTCGCCGAACAGGAGCCACACCAGTTTGGAATACCAGTTCTGACTTTCGAGATATTGGAGTTCTTTCAACGTTTCTTGGAACGGGATAAACTCGGTGCCGTCCGATGCGACGATGGGGAGTTTCGTGTCGGTCTTGCCTTGTACCTCGTCCTTCCAGTATTCGCGGAAGCGGTCGATTTCGCCTTGGTACTGCTCGCCGATGTTCAGGATACCTTTCGAAAACTCGTCTTCGGCGAAGTGCCGGACGTTCGCCCGGTCTTGGTTCAACAGAATCTCAGCCCACGGCCGCACCTGTTGGACAATCCCCCGTCCGTAGGCACTAATCTCTCGGGGTTGGCTGTTGGTTTCAAGTATCGCCATCTCGTCGCGCGTCATCGGCACGGCCCGCTGTCGGACGCCACTCAAGAGCCGAGAGACTTGGAAGCGGTCGAACCACCCCGAATCATACAACCCCGAATCGAAGATGCCAGCGTTGACGTTGGGTGTGTTGCCCCACTTATAGAACGCCGGTTCGGGTGGCTCTGGAATTTGGTCTTTGTCGTTCAGGTTCTTCGAGACAATCGTACCATCAACGACGTATACCTCGCTCAACCAGTGCGTTCGTTCGCCCGTCTGTGGGTGTTCGATCTTCCGATCCGTGGGCACGAACTCAAGCGCGCCCGTATCAATTGAGATGGAATCATGCAAAACCCGCCCCAGTAGTTGATCCCACGTCTGCCCGTTTTGGTTAAAGCCGCCGTCGATGAACTCATAGATACGGTCGGCCATCATGTTGTGGGTCGCACTCGGCCGGTCGACGGTCGGTTGAATGTCCCACGGAATCGCTCGGGCCTGCTTGGTCGCCGTGTTCATCGGCAGCGAAACAGTCGGCGTCTGTTCGAGCAGGCGCGTTGTAAGGAGGTCGTCGTAGCGAGGGATGCCTTTGATGTTCAACAGTTCGGAGTGCCGGCGCGAACCACGGCGTTGGCCGGCCGTCGTCGGATCGGAGGGAACGATCTGCTTGCGACCGCCGGGGCGAAGCGCGGGCATTTAGGGCGTCACCTCATTGGGCGTGTGGTGATGTCGCTTCGCTTCGCCGTAGTACATCGTATCACCGCACACTGGGCACATATATTCAAACCCTTTAGAAGGATGTTTTCGTCCGGTCTTTTCCATGGCATAGTGCGTGTTCTTTCGTGGCCGTGGTGTTGCACTCATGCCGACCCCTCCACACCAGCATCGACGTAGGTGCGTATATCCTCATACGAGAGTTCTGATAGTTCCTCGTCGTCGGTGAGCACGACATGCAGGGCGTCCATATCCTCAACACCCTGCTCTTGGAGGGCCGACAACAGCGCGGACGCACGGGCTTCGCTTTCGACTGTCCACGCATAGATGGCCTCGGGTTCGTCGCTCAGTTCGTGTAGCGTCTCGACGGGCGACTGGTAGGCTGGAAGGTCGAGCTTGTTGGCAAGGGCTTCGCCGTCGTCAACACCAGCCAGCGAAAACAGAGCCTCGGTGTAGTCGTCGGCGTCGATCACCGTGTATCCCCGCGCGCCACCGACCGATTCGTCGCCCAACAGTCGGCGGGTGAGCCATGTCCATATCTTCGCGGTGAGGGTCATACCCCGTGGTTGCGGCGGAACCGTCAAAAGCGTATGGGGTTCTGCGGCTCACCGACGCGCTAACGACTCGGCTTCGTCGCGAGCGAGGTCGCGTATTTCTTGCTCTGTCCACAGTTGCCCACCGTCCGCGTTCCCCAATAGCCTATCAATGGTTTCGCCATAGTTGGACTCATGCGAAGCGCGCTCTTCGCGGAGTCGGTCGCGGGTGTCTTCGGGGATCTCGATGGTGGTTTTATTCATCTGTTCCAACCCCCTGATTCGCCAAATAGTGCATGAAGTGTTGCTGGTACGATCACTATCAGTGCAACGAAAATCACTGTAAGCAAGTCGGTGTTTGGTTCAATCATTGTTGTCGTAGTCTGTGATGATCGGGAATGCGAATTCGTCTTTCTCTTGTACCTCTCGCTGGATTCGGCAGTTTTGCCTTACCATTGGGTTGTCGTCGTGTAGTGATTTGAAATGCAAGTCTCTCCACCCTTGAGCCAAGTACCGTGACTCTTTCCACGGGCTTGCATGGTTGCATATATCGCAGTATGCACGCCACACGTAGGTTTCGTGTTCTTCAAGGCTCATACGCTGAAACACCTTGGGTGGTACACTCGCAACGTTTGACCGCTTCTGCGAACGACGTAATCCATCACGATGATATTACCCCCGCATCGTTCGCACTTGTGTGGTATGACTGGTGTTTCGTTCATTGTTTTCTTTTGTTCACTGAATCCCGTGACCGTTTTGGGCGCGTTCTCGTAGGTAAGCGTCGGTTTTCGCGTTGGCGTCGTATTCTTCCCATTCGGCTTCAAACTCATTAACCGGAACAGCCGTGGAACGTGCGCCTTCGTCGGCGTCAGCCTCAACAACGTAAACGCTGCCTTCGTCCGGGACTTCATCGTAGACAAGTTCGTAAGCCGTTTCGCCATCGTGAGTGTACTGTGTTTCGCTCATTGCAATTACACCATAGCACCCCACTATAATAAAACTATGGGTTTGCTATAGCCACACCTATATCCCACCGAACACGTCCGATGGGTCGGGGGTCGGCTCGGTGTTGTAGTCGGTGAACAGGGCGTAGCGTGTGGCGTCTTGAGCGTGATCGTTCGCCTTGGCTATGCTGTCGCCGTCTTCCTTGTAGGAATACTGGTTAAACTCGTTGATGAGGTTCTGGCACGTCGAAGCGACATAGAAGTTATCGGCCAACGAGGTGATGTGTTGAATCCCCGGCTCAACATCGTTGTCGGCTTTTTCGGCGTCGATCCCTCGGCGTTGGAACTGCTGAATGTTGGCCGGTTCCGATGGGTCACAGTACGCCGGCCCACGGCCCCAGCGGTCATACATCCCGTTGATGTCGGTGTCCTCGGGGCCAACAAACACGTCAGCGAGGTCGGTGGTAGTGTTTCGGGTTTCGTAGTGTTCTTCGAGCGCGTAGTAATCGCCGTCGTGAACGCCGAAACAGAGGATTGCTGCCGGGTGAGGGTAGAAACCCCAGTCTACGCCATACAGGAATCGGTCGTATGTCTGTGGCAGAGCTTCGGGTTCGACAACGTGGTCGTCGCGGTCGAACCAATCATGCACCAGTCCTTCGGGTTGGACGAACGCGCCCATGACCTCTTGCTGCCGAAAGTGGCCGTCCCACTCGCCGAGAATGTCCCGGCGGTAATCTAACGGGAGGTGCGGATTCGCAAACGACGGCACGCCCAGCACGTTGTTCACACTGCTAATCTGGTCGTCGCTGTCGGGATGGAACACGTCATAGACCCAGTTGAACCCTCTCGGCGTCGTCGTGATCCATGCGTTTCGGTAGTTGCCCGTTCTGAGTCGGCCGGTGAGAATATCCCACGCTTTTTTCGGGATGATCGCCGCCTCATCCATCCAGAACCACGCCAGTGTCGGGCCACGCAGCCGTTCGATCTTTCGGTCGTTGTTTGCGCTTTCGAGAAGTACGCGCGTGCCGTTCGGCGCGTGTAGTCCCGGTTCGGCCGACTGTGGGCCACGGTAGTCCCACGCGTCAAGGATGCCCCACTTCGATAACTCGGGGAGGATCACGTTCTTGAGGGCGATGCTGTTGGGAGCAACGATCATGCCCGTCTCGCCGGGGTTCCACGCTTGCACGTTCGCCAGCATTCGGATGACGCCAGAGACAGTTTTGCCCGCCCCAACGCCGCTGGTGAAGTTGTGGAATCGCCGGCTGGTGTCGGCCGTAAACGCACTCTGGTCATATACGTCGTCGCCGACCGTCACCCGGTAAGGGTTGAGTTTCGTATCGGGGTTAGCATCGGTGCCATGAATCTCGCCCGGCCCGAAAACGTCGTCAGTCCACGGTTGGCTGGCGACGCTCATTGCTCTTCGACTTCGAGCGTGTCGGGATTGACCTCGTATTCGTCAGGGTCGCCGACGTTGACAACCACGCCAGAAGACTGTTCGCCACGGTCTACGTCGCCCCACGACTCGGGATAGCGTTGCTTGAGCATCGCCATGAGCGTCGCCGTGTCACCGTTCTCTTCGGCGATCTGCATAAGCGTCTGGCGGTATTGCCCTTCGCCCTCGCCCCGCGCACGCACGAGCCGTTCCCGAAATTCTCCCCATGCTGATTCGGGTTCCTCCTCGCCGTACTCCATCCATGAATAAAACGTGGACGTATGGACACTGGCGCGTCGGCAAGCTTCACGAATTGAGCCGCCGTTTTCGATAACGCCAGCGATCTTTTCTTGCTGTTCAACACTGGGTCGCTTCCGTGGCCGGCCGGTGGCATTGCTCTCGGTTGGGGTTTCGTTGTGCGCATCAACCCAGCATCGATCATTGTCACCGTCGTCGGTCGTCGGGTGTTGGCAGGGTGGCCCGTCGCCGCCCTGCGTTGGGTGGCCGCATACGTCGTCGTCAGACATACCCGCTGATTCGGTGTCAATCGTTGTAAATCTACGGGCTACTCGTCGTCAAGCAGCACCCGAAGCTCATGTAACTCACGTTGCATATCCTGATACGTGTTCTGGTTGGCTTCGACGTGTTCCCGCAGGGCTTCGACCTCGTGAGCCAACGCTTCGACGGCGGCAAGTTGCTCGGTCAGCCCCGAGAGTTCGCTTTCGTGGTGCATCTCGGTGCGGACGAACTCGTCCCACGTCTTGCCGGAGTCGTCGTATTCGTCGCGGTAGTCGTCTTTCCAACTCATTCACTCATCACCTCAGCCAGTCGCTCGGGGTCGGGATCGCACTTGACGATATGGCCGCACTCCCCACACCGAACCATCTTCGCGCTGTGGTCGTGGTTCCGGCTGCCGTCGTCAATGCAGAGTAGCACCTCGCGCTCGGGGTGGGTGTTCGCGCAGGTGCCGGCGTAGATTTTGGTGGTGGTGAGGGTCACTCTACCCACCCCATAATATCGGACTGCGGTGTTTCGCGGTCGGTCGGGAGGCGTGGGTCGAACTCGACGAGGTACTCGTCGGGGAAGTCGTCAATCGGAACCAAACGACACCCCGTCGCATATTTGCCATACTTTCCATTGTTCGGTATTCGCCTGAACCGGTATTCATCAGCTCGGTCGTCGAACCACTCCCGAAGCCCAGCCGTAAGCGGCATCAAGTACCCAGTCTTGTGTAAGTTCGTACCGGCTTTGTTCTCAAACACCCACACCACGAGGTCGCTGTCGGCTTCATAGAACCAGCCCGGTTTTTGTTCGTGCATGACCGACACAACTTCTATCGGCAAATTTGGGCTGTCAATGTGTTTGGAACTTTGTGTTTTCACGTCTATGGTGGTGGTGTCCTGTTGAAACAACACATCGATCCCAGCGCGTTGTAGTTCCGGATTTTCATCGTAACTGATATTCGACACCGACACCGCTGTAAATAGTTCTTGAAGATGTTGTTTCGCAGCGGCTTCCCACTGGTTGCCAAAGTTCAATTTTTCGTCAAAGTCGTAGGGTTCAGTGCTCACTGTTGCACCTCCAAGAGCAGGCCGTGGTTCAATAGTTCGGCCCGGAGGTCGGCGTCGGCGTTTCCGAATACCATGATGTGTGACGCAAACGGCGCGCTGTTATCGCCGTCACCGAACTGAAGTCGGTGGTCGATGGCACAGATAACCGTGCTTTCTTCGGCTCCAGCTTGCCACCACCCTGTTGACGAGTCGCCTTTACACAAATACACCACCGTGTCGGCGTTACCGCGTTTAACTTCGGCAGCGGCTTTCTCAGTCCACCCCTCCATGTCACTATATGGCGGATTCACCCACACGTCACCGTACCACGTTTGCGAAAGGCCGTCGTCGGATTCGGTAAACGTCTCGTCGGCAAACGGCGACTGTTCGGCCCCGCTACAAGGATCGAGGTCGAAGCCGTCAATAGCCTCATCTAACGGTTCAACTAATTCACGCGGTGACGACCATTCATCTGTCTCTTGTTTGGTCGCCGCATCGACGACAGTATGCCCGTCGTCGGTGTCGGCTTCGGCATCTTTGACTTTTTCGTGTGCGCTATTGAACGACTCGTCGCCCGATTGGAGGCCATCCCACGCTTCTTGTGCCGCTTCTTGAACGTCGTCGGGTTCGTCGTCAGATTCGGCTTTGTCTTTCACCTCTTTACCCTTTTCAAGAGTCCGGCCTGACACGTCGGCGTTGACTTTATCAGCAGCCTTGTCACGGCTTTTGCCTGTGTCTTCTAAGGGTGTGGAAATGTTTCCAGACCCTTTACCACCTGACTCCCCACCTTGTTTTTCTCTATCTTTCGCGCGCTTTTTCTCAATCTCTAACATCTCTTCAAACTCGTTGACTATTTGCCCCGGCGTTTTCTCACGTTGACGGTTAAACTCAATGAGAGCTTCGCGCTCGGCGAGGTCGGTATCGAACTCGCTAATTCGAACAGGAACCGACTCAATTCCGACTTCACGGGCTGCCTTGAGTCGGCGGTGGCCCGACACTACCTGCTTGTCGCTGGTAATGACGAGTGGTTCAAGCACACCCTTTTCGCGGATGGATTCGATAAACGACTCGTCGAGGTCGTCGGTGTCGCCGTACAGTTCGCGGTTCTTCGGGTGGGGTTGTAGTTTCGACACACTGGCTTCGGACACGTCACCAGCTTCCCAACCGAGTCGGCCCTGAATCACATCGGCAGATTCACTCATTTTTGAACCCCGCTAATTCATCAATAGCCGCACGGGCACCTTCACTCATACTGCCGTCGTAGTCTTCTAACCATTCGACTTGCTCTGGTTCCAGCGTAACAGTCACGCCTATTTTCCGACCCATAGCAATTAGGCTATTAGCCCACTTGGTAATAAATTTCGCGGTTGCTTATGCTTGTATCTCCTTGAGTTGGTGAATCCGCTGATTCGCGGCGGCGATACGTTCTTGCCGTGGCTCCGGGCGGTCAGCTTCGGCAGCGACAGCAGCCCGAAGGTGATCGAGTGAGCCACACCACCGAAGCGACGGTAACGCGTAGTCGTCAGTCTGGGCGCGTTTTGCCTTCGCCCACGTCTCGGGTGGTGCGGCGGGCGTGATCATGCCGTCCACCCCGAGGGCAGCGGTGCAATAGACAGCATTGAGCGTTCAGTGCCACACGGACACCGGAGGATGTACTTCCCGTCTCGGCGGATCATGACCACCTCATGATTGCAGTCGTCGCAGGTGACGGGATCGCAGTTGGCCTTTGGCTGGAGCGGGCTTTCTTCAGTCATTCGTAGTCACCCAACCCTTTCTGTGGTGTCGCCAACGACTCAACACGGCCGCGCTTGAATAGCTCGGCTTGGGACTTCGGCACGAATATGATTTCGTCGCCGTCCGACCGTTCGGCCGGTGGGATTTGTGAGACGCCCACGGCCTTATCCGTCGTTCGGACGATCCACGCCAGCGCGACACGCCGGGCGTTCTCGACGGTTTCGATAGGTTTCTCGTCGGCCAGCCAGTCGGGAAGCCACACGGCTACACGCTCGTCGTCGCACGCGTCGAGTTCGTGGCAAATGCGGTCGGCGTCGGTCGCGGTCAGGTC